CCAGAACCTTAGATAAAAAAGGACAGGTTTACCTTACTTTTACCCCAGAATCAGGCATGACTGAGGTAGTACAGAATTTTACCAGTGATCTAAGACCAGGACAGGTTTTAGTTACAGCAGGTTGGGAAGATGCAGAACACCTAACCGAAGATATGAAAGAACAGATTTTAGCTGCCCTACCTCAACATGAACGAGATATGAGGTCAAAAGGTATACCAATGATAGGTTCAGGGCTAGTATTTCCTATAGATGAGGATAACTTAGCTATCGAGCCTTTTAAAATACCCCCTCATTACGCAAAGATTGCAGCAATAGATTTTGGTTACGACCACCCTACAGCCGTAGTTTGGTTAGCTTGGGATAGAGATGAAGACATAGTATACGTTTATGACTGTTATCGAATGGCTAAACAGATACCGAGTTATCATGGATCACACATCAATGAACGAGAAGGCTCTGATTGGATTCCTGTTGTATGGCCACACGATGGATATCAACACGATAAAGGAAGTGGTGTTACCCTAGCCGAGCAATATAGAGATGCTTATGTCAATATGATGCCGTTTCACTTTGAAAACCCTCCTGCATTAGGGCAGAAAAAGGGTGGAAACAGTGTAGAAACAGGACTTATGGAGATGTTAGACCGAATGGAGTCTGGTAGATTTAAAGTATTTAATACCCTTTATGACTGGTTTGAGGAGTATCGTATGTATCATCGTAAAGATGGAAAACTGGTTAAACTTAAAGATGACTTAATGTCGGCTACAAGATATGCTGCATTAAGCCTTAGACATTCAACAACTAAAAATTCACGCTGGGAATCCAAGGGCAGATTAGGCCCTGATGTCGCAGTCGTATAGGAGAACATTATGGCAAAATCAGCAGCAGAAAGGTTTAAAGAAAATAGAACTAATTTAAAAAAATCTATGGATAGGGCTACAAAAAGAACCCCGTTTAGAGATAGAGAAAATTTAAAAGGCATGAGTTATGAACAATTAACAGAATTAGGTATGTCACATGCTTTAGGTAAATTGCGAAAGACATATGCCGAACCTGAATTTAAAGAACTTAAAGATTTTCATATGAAAGACCTCAAAAAACGTAAGAACAGAGGTGATTACGATTTTAGGAAAAGGGTAAAAAAATAAATGGCTAAAAAAATGACCAAAGATGAACTAGCTGCACAACTAAGTAGTGAAATAGAGTCTGCTTCAGGAAACTTCAATACAGAACTGTCTTCTCAAAGAGAAAAGTCTATGAAGTATTATCTTGGAGAACCTTTTGGTAATGAGATAGAAGGTCGTTCTGAAATCGTTACAACCGATGTAAGAGATACGATTGAATACATTATGCCGAGTCTTATGCGTATCTTTACTACACATAACAATGTAGCTGAGTTTGAGCCCCAAGGCCCTGAAGATGTTGAGATGGCACAACAAGCTACCGACTATGTTAACTATGTCTTTAACAAACAAAACAATGGATTTAAAATCTTATACGATGCTTTTAAAGATGCTTTAATTAGCAAAACAGGAGTTATTAAGCATTTTTGGGAAGAAAAAGAAGAAATTTCAACCGAGAATTATGAGAACTTAACTGAGATAGAGTACCAATCTATCCTTGCTAACGATGATCTGGAAGTAATAGAGCATACAGAAGTAATTGTTATGAAGCAGCAAGTTGATGATTATGGCAATTTAGTTAGCCCAAAGATTGTTGAGCACGATGTTAAAGTTAAAAAAACCAAAAAAGATGGTCAGGTCAGAATAGTATCTGTTCCACCAGAAGAATTTTTAGTATCAAGAAGAACTACTTCTATTGAAGATGCTAGTTTTGTATGTCATAGAGTAAAAAAATCAATATCTGATTTAATTTTAGAGGGATATCCCAAGGATCTTGTAGAAGATTTACCTACTTACACGCAAAACAATGCAGAATATAATGAAGAAAGACAAGCTAGATTTAGTTATGATGAAGATTCTGACCCTTCTCAAGATGAGGGCAAAGGCCCATCAAGAAAAGTTTGGTTAGAAGAATGTTATATGCACATTGATTATGATGGCGATGGCATAGCAGAACTTAGAAAGATTACTAAAGGTGGTAATATAATATTAGATAACGAAGAAATAGACTCGATTCCTTTCTCAACTATCTGCCCATTACCGATACCTCATAAGTTTCATGGCATGAGTATTGCTGACACAGTAGAAGATATACAGCTTATTAAATCTACTATTATGAGAAATCTTCTTGATAATATGTATTTAACTAACAACGCAAGATACGCTGTTCTTGCTGGTCAAGTAGAATTAGATGACCTATTGTCCTCTAAACCAGGTGGAATCGTTAGAATGAGAGCACCAGGAGCTGTTACAGCACTACCTACACCACAGATACAACCTTATGCGTTTCAAATGGTTCAATACCTAGATGGCATTAGAGAAGAAAGGTCAGGTGTATCTAAGATGACACAAGGATTAAACCCAGATGTATTAACATCTCATGTTACTTCAGGGGCAATATCAGCAGCAACTGAGTCCTCTATGCAAAGAATTGAGCTTATTGCTCGTATGTTTGCTGAAACAGGCATTAAAGATTTGTTTAGAAACATATATGCTTTAGTACAAAGATACGAAGACAGAAAAAAAATAGCTTATCTTAATGGAAAATTTGTACCCATAGATGTATCTCGCTGGAAAGAAAAATTAAATTGTACTGTTAATGTAGGTGTTGGCTCTGGTAGTCAAACAGCTAAGACTCAAACAATGGGTTCTATCATGCAAATTGTTCAACAATTAGTTCAAAATGGTGGAATGGGATCACTGGTTACACCACAAAATATATACAATGCAGTAAGTGAATTTATAGCACAATCAGGATATAAAAATGCAGACCAATTTATATCTAACCCACAAATGATGCCACCTAAAGCACCACCTGAACCTACACTAGAAGAAAAAGTAGAGCAAAGAAAAGCACAAGTAGAATTACAAAAACTACAACTACAAGCTCAAGAATTAGAAATTGAAACGCAACTTAAAGCACAAGAACTCAAACTTAAACAAGAAGAAGCTGCAATTAACCTTGCTCTTAAACAACAAGAGTTAATGATTAAGAAATCACAACTTGAGTTAAACGAACAAGAACTTGCATTAGAAGCCGTGCAAAATAGACCTGTTGGAATAGGGCCAAGCTAATGGCATATCCTAAATACTCAGGTCATGGAAGAATTGAAAGAAACAAGCTAGTTTCTAAGAAGATTAAAATGTTAAGGAAAGAAGGTAAATCACAGAAACAATCTGTAGCAATAGCTTTAAATACTTATCCCAAAAGAAAGAAGTTGCCACTAACATGAAAGATTTAAACGAATTAAATATAGAGATAGAGTTAATCAAGAAAGATATTAATGATATAAAAAACAATCATTTACAGCATATTGAAAGAGATATGAGAGATGTAAAGATTGAGGTTTTTAGATTTAAGTATGTGATCTGGGGAGCTTTAGTTATATTTATATTAATGACAGACAAATTTACACAACTATTGAGGTTATTATAATGTACGGAAATAAACCAAAGAAAGATAAAAACAAAAAGAAAAAGGGTAAATGTTAATGGCCAAAGGAACTAAACACTACTTTAAAACAGGCAAAGAGTTCAAAGGTAATGTTCATAAAATGCCTAATGGTCAACTACATTCAGGCAAATCACATGGCAAAACTTCTAAACAAGTTGTGCATTTTAAAGATTTATCAATGAGAGCAAAAAAGTTAGCTAAAAAATAAAGAGGAGAACTAATGGCTAAGACTGGATTATACGAAAACATAAATAAAAGGAAAAAAGCAGGTACAAGTAGAAGTAAGAAGAACTCTACTATAACAGATAAAGCATATGCAAATATGAAAGATGGTTTTCCTAAAAAGAAAAAGAAAAAGAAGAAGGGATAAATTGTCTAAATTTGATATAAAATCAGAACTTACAAATACAGAATTACAACAACTAATGTTGAAATATCGACTTTCAATAAACGAGGTATGCTTGAAAACATCTATTCCTAGGAATGATATTCAGGGTTATCTCACTGGGAGAAAAACTATAACCACAGACTTTGTGGATAGAATCAACCAAATAGGAGAAGACAATGGCAGATAAAGAAAACCAAATTAAAGAGGGGCAAGATGCCGAAAGGTTATTAACTGACCCTTTATTAATTAAATCATACGAAGTAATCCAAAACGATATCTTTCAACAATGGATTAGAACAGAAATAGAAGAATCTAGTAAAAGAGAATCTTTATATTTTTCACTTCGAGGTGTACTTACAGCACAGAATGTACTTGTAAATACAATGGAAAATGGCAAAATAGTTGAAAACGAATTAAAGGGAGGTAAATAATCATGGCAAAAGATGATATCCCTGTAAAAGAATCCACTAATGGTGGTGTGCCTGTAACTGATGTAAGATCAGCACAAGCAGCCCTTCAAGGTATGATGAGCACTCCAACGGAGCAAAGTGAAGAAGACCAAGAAGAAACAGAAACAACGGAAGAAGTTTCTGCACAGGACACGGAGTCCAAATCAGTTGAAACAGAAGTAGCTAATCCTGATGGATTATCTGCTGATGACTTAGTAGACCAAGACCAAGTAGAAGGAAACGAGGAACTTAATACATACACTGTCAAAGTAGATGGTAAAGATGTTGAAGTCACCCAAGAAGAACTTTTAGCTGGTTACAGTAGACAAGCTGATTACACAAGAAAAAGTCAAGTATTGTCCGAACAAAGGCAAAAAGCTGATGCAGAATTAGCAGCCACTCAACAAGAAAGACAGCGTTATCAATCACAACTTGAACAATTTAACACTCAGGCAGATTCTAAAATAAATGAACTTGCAAAAACTGATTGGACACAACTCAAGGAAGAAGACCCAACTGAATATATGTTGAAAAGAGATCAATATAGGGAACTTCAGGATAATAAAAGAATGGTTGAAGAAGAACAACAAAATCTTCAGCTTAAATCACAACAAGAAAACCAAGCTAAGTGGCAAGAAGAACTTGGCAGACAGCAAGAAATTATGGTTCAAAGACTACCTGAATGGACTGATCCTGATAAAGGCCCAAAACTTAAACAAAATATAAAAAGTTTTGCAGTCAAAAAAGGATTTACCGAACAAGAAGTTAATAGCTTAATTGATGCAAGGTCTGTAGATGTTCTACACAAAGCTATGTTGTATGAAAATCTTTTAGCAACTAAGATTTCTGGAAAGAAAGCTAAAGTTGTACCTAAAGTTACTAGACCTGGTTCTCCAGCAACAAAAGGTGAAATTTCTAGTGATAAAGTTAAGGCACAAAGAGCAAGGTTAAGAAAGTCAGGACACTTAAATGATGCTAAAAGCGTTATTGAAAGTCTTTTGAACAATTAATCTAATACATAACTTTTTTAAATAGGTAATCAAAAATGGCAATATATACAGACTCTTACGAAACTTTTGATAGTAACGATAAGAGAGAAGACTTGGCGAATGTTATTTATAACATCTCACCAACAGAAACACCATTTATGTCTAGCATTGGTACTGGTTCAGCTAATGGCACAAAACATGAATGGCAAACAGATAGTTTAGCAGCAGCAGCTGGTAACTTAGTAATTGAGGGTGATGACTCTCCAAGCAGAGCATTAACAGCTACTTCAAGACTACTTAACCATACGCAGATTTCTACGAAACCTGTAGTAGTTACTGGTACTCAAGAAGTTGTTAACAAAGCTGGTGTAACATCAGAGATGGCTTATCAAATAGCTAAAGCTGGTAAAGAACTAAAAAGAGATATGGAACTAGACATGACTGGTAAACAAGCAGCAGCAGCAGGTTCTTCAGGCACAGGTCGTGCTTCAAGAGCATATGAGTCTTGGTGTAATACCAATGAACTTCATGGTACTGGTGGTTCTACCAACGGAGCTGGAGCAGTTACTGATGGTACTCAAAGAGTGCTAACAGAATCTCTTTTAAAATCAAACTTAAAAGCGTGTTACGACCAAGGTGGTAATCCTGATCTATTGTTAGTTGGTTCATTCAACAAACAAAAAGTATCTGGTTTTACTGGCAACTCTACTCGTATGGACATGGCAGAAGATAGAAGTTTAGTCGCTACTATTGATGTTTATGTTTCTGACTTCGGTGAAGTTAGAGTAGTAGCTGACAGAATCTTGAGAAGTTCTGGAAGGACAGCACTTGTGGTTGATACAGAAATGTGGTCAGTTGCATATCTAAGACCTTTCGGAGTACAAGACTTAGCGAAAACTGGTGATGCTGAGAAGAAGCAATTATTAGTTGAATATACTTTAGTTGCTAAAAATGAAGCAGCTAATGGTAAAATCGCTGATTTAACTACATCATAATTTAACTTTCCTCACAGTTAGTTATAGGGTGGGGTTTTACACTCCAATGTTCCCCCACCCACCTAGATACATTAATGATGACCTTGAAGAACGTATCGCTTCGGAACGAGGGTCATTAATATGGAGAATATTTAATGAGAACATTAAACGATTATTTTTTAAAAGGCGAGATAGCAAATTTATCTGCTGCTGCTAGTTCTTTTGTGGTTGTTCCAGATGGTGGAAGAATTATAAAGATTACAGCTATGGGTAGAGGAACTATTGCTACAGCACCTGCTGTTCTATCTTTTGAGTTAGGTGGCGTTGCTATAACTGGTGGTGGAATTTCATTTACACACACTAGCTCGGTAAACGGAACTACTTTTTCATCTGAACCTACAGCTTTAAATGTTGTTAATTCAGGTGATACAATCGAAATGATTACTACTGGTGCATCTACAAATGCTGTATTAGCTGAAGTAACTTTTATAATTAGGAGATAAGAATGAGTAATTGGAGCTACGGACAACGAGTTATAAAAAATCACACAATTACTGTAACTCAAACAGGTACAAACAGAACTGATGCTTTCAGTGATGGAGTTACTTATGTAAGGGTTACTTCTAATACTACAGAAGTATTTGTTGATTTTGGAAAAGCTACTACTTCGGCAGTAACTACTGGCATACGTTTAGTAGCCGATGAACCTAAAGTGTTTAAGATAGACAATGCTGACAAGATGTCTTGTATTGCAGCTTCAGGTTCACCGAAAGTTTTTATTGAGGAGCTTAGTGAATAGATGAAAAGAAGGCTAGGAGATGGCGAAACCTTTCATTTTTCAGAACATTCAGGGGAATTTGCAATACAATACAAATCCCCTGACTTGTCTAAATTAATACAAAACAATAAAAGACTGCAAGAGGAAGATCACAGTATAAGAGATGACTTTCGTTTGTGTGCAAGAATACCAGTAATGGTTGCACAAGAATGGAAAATTAAATTTGGAATTGATATAAATAAAAAACAAGATATGAAGGCTATTAAGAAACTACTTAACAGCCCTGATTATAAATATCTAAAAACAACATCGAGGATAATATAATGCCTAATTATGAATTTAAAAGAGATAGAATGAAACCGACTCGAAAAAGAGTTGCACTTAAAACTTGTTGGGATGGAAGTGTTATTCCTGAAAATCAAGTGTGTCCTGTAAGGCATAAAGGGGTAAAACTACAAGATGACAAAAGAAGAAAGGGTAAATAAATGGCTATTTCAACATATGCAGAACTAAAAACATCTATAGCTTCTTGGCTAGACAGAAGTGATTTAACTGATGTTATTCCTGACTTTATAGCTTTAGCTGAAACAAGGCATAAAAGAGATTTTAAGATCAGGAGAATGGAAACTAGAGTAACAGCTAATACTATAGCTGATACTGAATATTATTCTTTACCTGATGATTATGTGGCTATGCGTAACATAAAACTTAACACAGATACAAAAACACCTTTAGAATTTTTAACCCCTGAAATAATGGATAGATTACAAGCTGGTAGTAGTGTAGGTTGCCCAAAAGCCTATTCAATCAAAGGCAATGATATACAATTAAGACCAATTCCTGATAGTGTTTATGAGATAGAAATAGCTTATTACAAAACATTTGCAGCTTTATCAGACTCTAATACTACAAACGATATGCTAACGCATCATCCAGATGTTTATTTATATGGAGCATTAGTTGAAGCAGAGCCTTATTTACAAAACGATAAAAGAATACAAACTTGGTCTGGATTTTACGACAGAGCAAAACAAGATATAATAACTTCAAACGAAAGAGATAGACATTCAGGTACAGCACCTGTAACAAGAATTGACTACGGATTATATTAATGACTACATGGACTGTAGTTTCTACAAACGCTACAACATGGAGTATTATACAAAATACTTCTGAAGGATATTTTGAAACAGAAGATAACTTAGATTTATTAGTAACAGAAACAGGATTACTGTTTCAACAAGAAGGGGGAGTTGTTATAGCTCCTGATGACTGGCAAGATGTTCCAGCAACAGCAACTACAACATGGACTGAACAATAAATGGCAACACAAAAATTTAGTGATTTAACAGCAACAACAACCCCTAATACAGAATCTGTATTTGCTATAGCACATTCAGGATCTAACTTTAAATTAACGATTACAGATTTAGCAGCTAATCTACCAGCTATTTCAGCAACAAGTTTAACTACTTCAGGAACTATAACAGGTAGTGGTGGTTTTATTGGAAACCTAACAGGTAATGTAACAGGAACAGCATCTGCCGCAACTTTAGCTGCTAGTGCAACAGCGTTAGCAACAGGTCGCACAATAGGTATGACTGGAGATGTTACATGGACTTCAGCATCTTTTGATGGATCAGGCAATGTTACAGGCACATCGGCTATTGGAACAGGAGTTATAGTCAATGCAGATGTTAATACAAGTGCAGCAATAGCCTTTTCTAAGATGGCAGATTTAACAGCATCAAGACTGTTAGTATCAGATGGTAGTGGCGATGTTAGTGTGTCAGTAGTAACTTCTACAGAAGCAGGTTATTTAGATGGTGTAACATCAGCAATACAAACACAATTAGATGCAAAAGCATCATCAAGTTATGTACCTACAACAATAACTGTTGCAGATGAGTCAACAGATACCACTTGTTTTCCTTTGTTTACAACGGCAGCAACTGGTGATTTAGGGCCGAAGACAGGATCAGGATTAACTTTTAATGCTAATACAGGTGTATTGTCAGGTACTTTTGCAGGAAATATTACAGGAAATGTAACAGGTAATACTTCAGGTACATCAGGTTCGACTACAGGAAATGCAGCAACAGCAACAGTTTTAGCCACAGCAAGAGATATTGGTGGCGTTAGTTTTAACGGATCAGCAAGTATAAATTTGCCAGGCGTTAATACAGCAGGTACACAAAATACAACAGGACAAGCAGGAACTGTACTTAGAACTAGAGGTAAAGATTATAAATCAGACTGGGGAAGTGCATCTGCACCCATATCTTTTGAAGTCAAAGTAATTAGTAAAACATCTGCACACCCTTATACAGGTGTAGGTTCTAGTAATGCTTATACTATTGATGGAGTAGAAGGTGCTGTATTAAACTTTGACGGAGCAGATACAGACAAAACTTACTACTATAGGTTTGATCAAGCTGACGCAAGTAATGACGGACACCCTTTAAGATTTTATTTAAACGCTGCAAAATCTACAGCGTATACAACCAATGTAACAACAAACGGAACACCTGGTAATGCTGGTGCGTATACCCAGATCCAAGTTGATGAGTACACCCCAAACCTATTGTACTATCAATGCAGCAGTCATGCTCACATGGGTAATTACATACATCATATTTCTAATATGCACAACAGCAATGGTGTGTTGTTTAAAATGCCAACATCAGATGGTTCTGCTGGGCAGTTAATGAAAACCAATGGTTCAGGTGTTTTGTCTTTTACAGCAGCAGGTGGCACAAGCCCAACTGTTACAGGAGTTACACCATCAGCTATTGGTAATACTGCAACAGCAGTTGTTATTGCTGGTACAAATTTTGTAATTACACCCAATGTAGAATTTATTAATTCATCAGGCGTTATAACAACTCCAAACAGTATTGTTAGAAATTCAGCTACACAGCTTACAGTCAATGTAACATTAGGCACAGATGGAACATATTTTATTAGAGTTGAGAATCCTGATGGTTTAGCAGCAAGATCAAGTTCTGCAATACTTACAGTATCAGATGCACCAACATGGTCTACATCTGCTGGAAGTTTAGGAAGTATAGCAGCAGGAGATTCAGTATCTTTAGATGTAAATGCTTCGTCAGACTCAACAGTAGCATTTAGTGAAACTACAAGTGTCCTAACCAGTAATTCTGACACACCTGCAAGTACCATGAATTTAACACTTAACTCATCAACTGGTGCAATCACAGGAACAGCACCATCTGCAACATCTGAAACAACTTATAATTTTACATTAAGAGCAACAGATGGCGAAGCACAAACAGCAGACAGGGCCTTTAGTATAACCATTTCAGTAGGTATGAATAACTCAATGGCATTTAACTAAGAGGAAATTATGGGAACAGTAGCAACATCATATTTAAGCAAAACACTAGATGCAAGTAACAGAAAGACTTGGACTTTTTCTACATGGCTAAAAATTCCTTCTATGATTGCAGATACACAAGTCATATGGGCAAATAGTTATGCAGCAGATAGTACTAATTATGCTTATATTTCCCTTACTTCTACTTTTAATATAGAGGTGCAAGGAGTTATTGGTAATGCAACAAAAGTAAATATAAAGACTAATAGAAAATTATTAGATGCTACCTCGTGGTATCACTTAGTCGTTAGAATGGATACAACTCAAAGCACAGCAGCAGATAGAGTAAGAATTTATATTAATGGTGGAGATGCAGAAACATCTTTTGCTACTAATACTATTCCTGACCAAAACCAAGACTTAGGTTGGAATATGAATGTTGAACACAGAATAGGAAACTTTGCTGGTCTTAACAGAAACTTTTATGGACTGTTAGCTCATACCCATTTTGCAGATGGACAGTCTTATGCACCATCAACATTCGGCTCAACTGACAGCACCACAAATGAGTGGAAACCTAATTTATCTCCGAGTGTAAATTATGGAACTAATGGATTTTTCCTCAAGTACGAGAACGCTAGTAACTTTGGTGCAGATTCTAGTGGTCAAAGTAATAACATGGCTACATCAGGAACATTCAGACAAGACACAGATACACCTAGTAATAACTTTATGATACTAGATAAACATCAAGCATATGAAGCTACTGTAAATGGTGCTGATAAGGTAGACCATTCAGGCACAGCATGGTTAGGAACATCAGGAAGTGCGATTGGTGCTAATGGAACAATGTGTATGTCAGATGGTAAATGGTATGCAGAATTTAAACCAGCATCAGCAAACACACAAGCAAATGGCAATACAATATCAATTTATAAAAATGGTACTCATGCATCAAGAAGATGGAGAAATGCTGGGGCTGGTGCAATTCCAGGTATAGAAACAGGTTCAAATGGTTGTGAGGGAATTACTTATCAACCCATGACTGGCACACCTAATCTTGTAGATGATGGTGGTGGTGGAACTGTAAACTATGGTGTTCAAGCAAGTGCTAACGATATTATTATGTTGGCAGTAGATTTATCAGCAGCTACATCTAAGATATGGTTTGGTAAAAATGGCACATGGTTTAATGCTCCTAGTACATCTAGTGCTGGAGATCCAGCTAATGGAAATTATGCTGGATTATCGTTTGCTAAAGGAGATGACTTTTGGGGGATCAATGTTACAGCAGTAAACTATAGTGGTGCAAATTATTATATGTATTGCAACTTTGGCAGAGGTTGCTTTGGTACAACAGCAGTGAGTAGTGGTAATGCTGATTCTGCTGGAGTTGGAACATTTGAATATGCTCCACCAACAAATTTCTTGGCGATATGTACTAAGAACATTAAGGACACAGGATAACGATATGGCATTTATTTCATTTCAACCACACGACCACTTTGACTGCCCTACATGGACAGGAAGTGATAGCACAACAACAATTAACAGCATGGCTTTTAAACCTGATTCAATTTGGATTAAAAACTATAGTGGTACAGGACACCCAGTATTTAATAACTCATCACAAGGCATAGCTAAAAATTGGATTCCGAGTGGACAAAACGCCTATGACACTACAAATTTTATAGCTACTTATACTTCAGATGGATTTACTTTGACTGGAAATATAGCAAATACTAATGATGCTAGTGATAGTTATGTTGGTGCTTGTTGGAAAGCAAATGGTGGTACAACATCATCTAATACAAGTGGCTCAATTACATCAACAGTACAAGCAAACACTACTGCTGGATTTTCTGTTCTTACATATACAGGAACAGGAAGTAATGCAACAGTAGGACATGGGTTAGGCGTTGCACCTAAAGTTATTATAACTAAACCTAATCGAGCTGACTTTGGAGCTTTTGGTTTAGGAAGTAGTATTTTTGTAAATGACCCTTGGACTGATTACATAGAGATAGCAAATAACAATGGTACAACTAGCGATAACATTGTGTTTTGGAATGATACGGAGCCTACAACAACTGTTTTTAGTGTTGGAACATTCGACCATACAAACAGAGCCAGTACAGAAATAGTAGCTTATTGTTTTGCAGAAATAAAAGGGTTTAGTAAGTTTGGATATTATTCAGGCACAGGAAATGTTGCTGGAACTAAAGTCTATTGTGGCTTTAGACCTAAATGGATAATGGTTAAAAATTCAAATAGTGCAGAAAATTGGGTAGTAAAAGTATCAGGATTAACAGGCTATGGATTAGGTGGCACAAGAACAAGGTCGCTTAAATATGATGATAATAGTAGCAGTACGAACTGTACTATAAACTTTGAAAGCAATGGTTTCAGACTTACAACAACTGATGGTAAGGCTAATGGCACAGATGTTAAATATCTATACATGGCTTTTGCAGAGATGCCAATGGTCGGAACTAACGGAATAATAGCACTAGCTATATAGGAGAAACACATGGGATTAGAAACAGGAACATATATATCGGACTTAAATAGCTCAAACCCAGTAGCTGGTGACCCAGTTAATGAAGGTGATGACCATATAAGACTGGTAAAATCTACAGTCAAAGCAACTTTTCCTAGTATTACTGGGGCAGTATCAGCAACACATACAGAATTAAATTTACTAGATGGCGTTACAGCTAACACGGCAGAACTAAATTATGTAGACGTAACTACGTTGGGAACAGCAGAAGCATCTAAAGCCGTAACAGTAGATGCTAGTAAAGACTCAACAGGTATTAGAAACTTAACAGTATCAGGCACATTAACTATAGGATCTAACACAGCAACAACTTTACAAGCTGTATATCCAGTAGGATCTATTTATATAAATGCAGCCGTAGCTACTAATCCAGGTACGCTATTAGGTTTTGGTACTTGGGCAGCTTTTGGAGCTGGTAGAGTTATAGTAGGTTTAAACGCAGGGGATAGTGATTTTGATACAGTACAAGAAACAGGTGGTGCTAAGACTCATACATTAAGCACTGCTGAATTACCATCGCATACACATGGGTTTACTTTAGATTCTTCAGAAAATGGTGGTAGCTCAAAAGACCATTCATTAATTTTAGATGGAAGTTCAAGCTCAGAATCATTTACAACAGCATCTACTGGTAGTGGTTCAGCACATAACAATGTACAACCATATATTGTTGCATATATGTGGAGAAGAACTGGATAATGCCAACACTTCAAGTATTAAATCCGAAAGGAATGATTAAAGATACAAATGATACTGCATTACCTAATGAATTTTTTTCACATACACAAAATGCTAGGTTTGAAGATAACGCAGCCAAGAAAGTATTAGGTCAAGATCAAGTCTTTGGAACACCTGCTGTAGCCCCCTATTTTGCCCTAAATTGGTCAACAGGAGCTAATAACTATTGGTTCTATGCTGGTTCAGCTAAAATCTACAGATACGATGGCTCTAGTCATACTAATTTTACAAGAGCATCAGGTGGAGATTACTCTACCAACTTGACAGCTTCAGGTAATTGGACTGGTTCTATTTTTAATGGATTAGCTATTTTAAACAACGGAGTAGATGATCCACAATGTTTGGCAACAACAGGTGCTGGTGCATTTACGGATTTAACCAACTGGCCATCAAGTACAACTTGCAAAGTAATAAGACCCTTTGGTAATTATTTAATAGCTTTAAACATGACTGAGTCTTCTACTAATCTACCCAATAAAGTTAGATGGGGAGATGCAGCAGAAAACCTTACGCTACCTAGTTCTTGGACAGCATCTAGTACAAACGATGCAGGTTCAGCAACAGTAGGTGATGCAGGTGAATTTATTGTAGATGGGTTTCCACTTAAACAATCTTTTATAATATATAAGGAAAACACTACATACATTATGACTTTTACTGGTGGTAATCTAGTATTTGATATTAAAAAGCTATTTGATGACTCAGGCGTTTTATCAAGAAACTGTGTAGCAGAATTTAATGGTAAACATTTTGTAGTAACTAATGGTGATTTAATTGTCCATAACGGAGTATCTAAAGAGTCAGTTGCAAGTACAGTCGTTAAAAGAACATTATTTGAAGAAATAGACAGCACTAATTATGCAAACATATTTGTAACTCATAACAAACAAAAGAATGAAATATGGGTATCTTATCCAACAGTAGGTTCAACATTCTGCAATAAAGCCTTAATATGGAACTATGAAGCTAGTGCTTTTAGTTTTAGAGAACTGCCTGATATTTTACATATAGCAACAGGCATAGTAAATCCAGGCTCATCAGCAGTTTTATGGTCAGGTCAATCACAAAGTTGGATAGCCTATAGCACTACTGAGAACTGGGGTCAAAGAAACTTTAACCCAACAGAAACTAGCATACTAATGTCTAGTACAGGAGATACTAAACTATACAGAGCAGACAATGGATTTGATTTTGCAGGATCTGACTTTACTATGATTTTGGAGAGAAAAGGATTAACCCTTGATGGTAATACTAATACAGTAAAACAAGTAAGAAAGATTACCCCAAGGTTTTCTAGCACAGGAACTGCTGAAGTATTTGTAGGAAGTTCTATGACCCCTGATGGTACATATACATACAAAACACAGCAAACTATAGACCCTGACACACAGAATAAGGTAGATGCTAGAGCCACAGGTAAATACATAGCTATTAAGTTTCAAAACACAACAGCTACAACTTTTGAATTAAACGGATATGATATAGAATATGAGGTAATAGGAGAACGATAAATGTCCCAAGCACCTAAATATACGCCTAATCCAGTACCTGATAATCCTGAAGATTTACCCCAATATTTATTACAAGAATTTCAGAAAATACAAGCAGCATTAGAAGAAAATCCTACTAGCTTTATAGAAGTTAAAAATGTAGAACCAAGCAGAATAAAGCAAGGAGATATAGTATATGCAGATGGCACAAACTTTAACCCAGGAAGCAGCGAAGGAGTTTACTTCAGAAATGCAGCAGGAAGTTGGGTGAAACTAGGGTGAATTTATATATATCAGGAATAGAGTCAGGAAACGTATCTAAGATTTGGAATAAATGTTACAAGTTTTTAGAATTAGCTAATAATAAAAGCCAAGAAGAATTAAGTTTAGAAGATATTAAAGAACTTTGCGAAAATCAAGAAATGCAACTCTGGGTTATATTTGATGATAATGAAAAGATATATGGAGCAGGAGCAACGCAAATTATTGATTACCCAAACAAAACTGTTTGTAGAATAGTTACTCTAGGAGGAATAGAATTTAAGAAATGGAAACATACTCTTAAAATTATAGAAGAATGGGCTAGACATATGGATTGTGAAGCAGTAGAAATGTTTTGCAGGAAAGG